TTTCCCTAAATGACTTTATATGTAAATCGCAGTACTTCGCGATTACTTTCTAAACGTTTTTGCGGCTTTAAGGGATTTTGCCCCAAATTTGCCGTCAATTTTTAATTTACATTTCGACTGGAAAATACTAACCGCATCTTCCGTCTTTTCTCCGTATTTGCCGTCAATTTCTAATTTTGAGCCAATAGCCCAGTTTAAAAACTTCTGCAATTTTTCAATTTCCCCTCTTGTGCCTTTTAATACTGTAATACCGTCTAAAAACGTATAGTAGCCGCGTGGCGGCAATTTAGGGAATTTTCCGGTGTATTTACCTTTTTTTGTTGTTTCTTCCTTCTGCTCCACCGCTGGGAAGTCATGATACAAAATATTTAAATCAAAATTTCCACCGTTGCCGGTTGAAACCTTGGTTGGAAACACACCAGAGCTGGTATACTGCCATGCCATGAGATCAGGCACGTTTGTAGGCTTATAAGACTTGTTTGGTGTCGCTTTAAATGCCATGAGGTTATAGCCTTTGTAATAACGTGCAATCCACCAGTTTTTACAGTTAACTTTGTTTTTATCAATATGCTCCGCAAAGTATGATTTACCAGTGTAAACGCCAAATTTATAGCCTCTTGACTCAACGACAGTCTGTGCCGCATTAATAATCTCAGCAATTTTTACTTTACTCAGCCTCGCCTGCACTTTATCCTCGATATCGAACCAAACGCCGTACTTAAAATGCTTTTTGCTGATCTTGTCGAGGATGTCGCACACAAGTTCCATGTCTGACTTAGCTTTTGCTACGGTGGTAGCGTATGTGTAGTTGTATACGCCCCATGGGATGCCTAACTCCTCACATTTTTTGTAGTTTGCCTCAAACTTCTTATCTTTGCCTAAATCCTTGCGGATAATCTTAATGATCGCACCATCACAACCGTATTTCTTTACTTTTTTCCAGTCGATTGTGCCGTTGTATACCGACACGTCAATAATTTTCTTCTGTGCCATATATCCTCCTATTCTGAAAACACCCAGTCTTCCGCAAGCATATCTGCCTGAGAAGCAAGCCACCCCATCTGCACTCCTGATGTTCCGACAAATGCGATTGCCTTGTTTCCGATTGCATCATGTTCGCAATTTACAATATCTCCCGCAGGTGTTTTGTAGGAAATCCCGCTTGCAAGCTGGATATACTGTCTTTTTCCGTTCCACCCTTTTCTTGCTACTTTAAAGCCACGTTTTAAATATTTAATAGCTTCGCCAAAATTAAATTCAGCTTCGCCGCCTAACTGGGGACAATTATTTTCGTCTGCAATCTGCCATTCGTCTGATGCAATGTTGCCGAAGGTGTACAGTGGTCTATCTGTCTGGCGAATATCTAACACTTCACCATCCTTTGTGTGCATAGCAATGCTTTCGCCTTTTTCGTCCAAACACCAGTAGCCACCCCAAGATGGGAGCTTTACCGCTGCGCCCTGTCTCATTAATTCCCATGCTTCTCTAAAATTCATGTTGTCACCCTTTCCATCTCAACACGTACAAAATTTTCTGGTTGCTGTTAATAATCCTGTGTATCTTTTTATAAATACCGCCTGCTTTTCCTGTGTTAGTGCTAGCCTTTCCGGCATCCCACCACACCATTTTATTTCTCTCGTTTATCCCTGCGAAAATATTGGTATGCAGGCGGTAAAAGCAAATGTCTCCCGGTTTTAATTTGTTTTTATAATCCCGGAGTAATTTATTTACTTTTATCAATCTATATCGTTTTGATATAGCCGCTTTTGTTCCTGCGCCCTTATAGACAACTGTTCCATTCCTGTTGCAATAAAACAGTTGCCCCGGTTTGAGGATGCCTAACTGCTGTAAGCAATAGCATACATACGACGCACAATTACTTACCTTTTTCTTCTTTGCACCCGCCCAGCTATTCGCCACGTTCTGCGAGTATTTAAATTTTTTATCAACAAAATACTCTGCCGTTTCCTTTGCCTTGACGAGTAAAGACAATCTGTCCATTATCCCATCGCTCCTTTTAATTCGTCTGCAATGATTGCTGTGTATTCTTTTGCGTAATTTGCCGCCGCCGGTTTTAAATACGGCTGTGCCCTCTGGCCGTTTGTGATGTGCCACTGCCCTTTATCGTCCTGATAAGTCCATGGGGTCTTCCGTCCCCCTTTGTAGTACACGCCAGTTCCTAGTTCTACATAGGCGGCGTATTCTTCGTTACTGCCTATTGTTTCCGTGAGGTTATCCAAGTCGGTCTGATGTGTAATACTATTTCTCAACGCGCCTGTATCGACCGGGCAAAGGTCTTTTGCGTGCCCTTCTGCGGCGGCTCCTGCCTGTTCTAACGCTCTTGCAAGTGCCATCGTGGTCTTGAGTATTACTTCGTCTACGTGGCTCACAACATCAATATCCGCCATTATATTCGCCCCCTTTGCGTTGCTAACCATTCGTAATAGGTCATGTCTTCTATAACCTCGTTTCTGCCTGTCTCTGGGTTTCTGACGCGTATCATTCGCGGCTGTGCCAGTTCGGCAGGCAGTACAGTTCTCTGCGTACAACGACAGTTATAAACTTCCGCCGGGATTCCGCTTGGGTCTCCCGGATACATGAGGCCATTGGAGTAAGCCATATTAAACGGTACTTCTTCACCGTCTAATGCCCTGTGACTGTCTCGTGTCCTCAAGTCCTTTGTTGCTGTCCAATGCTTAACTACATCAATTCCCATCTGGTAGGCTTCCTCGTATGCCGCCTGCCTGCCTCCGTTCTGCGCTCCTGTGAACGCTGTGCGGGCGTTTCTAATTGCGGCAGTATGATTCATACCTGTAACGTCCTGAAATCGCCCTGCGAGCTTTTTTATGCTGTCACCCTGTAAAATTCCTTGCAATAGTGCATTTTGCAATTTCTTCTTGTTCCAACGCACATCCTTGCTTTTTAATACCCTACGCGGTGGAAGAATCTTTTGTTTTCTGACCGTCAGCCGCTTAACTGTGTGCTCGTCAATCAAATTAAATGCAATATCTCCAATTTCTTTTATCTGCTTATCAGGCATAAGAGATTTAATCATGTAGGCCTCAAAGTTATGATTAAGGGCAATCACAAGAGAGGTCTTCTCGTTGATGTATGCCGCGGCAATCTCATTTGACTCTGTCAGCCGCCGCGCCATGTCTTCACGGAGTGCTTCCCACCTCTGCCCTCTGCCATACTGATTTATCAGCCATGCTTCAAACTCTTTCTTGGTGTACTTCCCTGCCTGGTATGCCGCATATTCTTTAGTGTACCGGCGGGAGAACTGTTTAAAATAGTTTCTCGCTTTGCCGTCAAGTTCTTTTTCGGCCTGCTTATATACGTCTTTCAGCCGTTTTTCTAACTTTTGTAACTCCTGCTCTGTCCACTTGTCGGATGGATACATGGTTATTCATCCCCTTCCGGGTTATCTTCCGGCGCATCTGGTTCAGGTGGCTCCGTGTAGCGGCTATATGATTCTTCGTCTAATTTTGCAAGGATGTCCGGCACTTCCTCCGGTGCAACAAACGGTAATTTTTTCAGGATGGTTTCTTCGTCCAGATAATTAGACGCCTCAAGAATCATGTCTGTTCGTTCTTTCTCGTTACTGATTCTGTTCCGCTTAAATTGTGGTTCGTCATCAATCCCTGCAAGCTCCAGAATCTTCTCGATCGCATCGCCCACGAAGTACTCAAAATCGTCCGCGTTATCGTCTAATGGTTGGTACGCAGCGTCGATATGGTCGTTTGTTGCTCCGGCGGCTATGGCGTGTACATCCAACGCACCGAAGTCCTCATAAATTTCTGACCGCATCTGCGTGAGAAACTCTTTTCTAGCGGTATATGGCGGCTCTTGTGTGTATGCCTGTACCTGCCCCTCCTCGGCCTTTGCGATATGCTGAAACTTGAGCCGATCTCTAAACTCTGCCAGCTCGTCGTCTGTCATGCCATCGGCGTTAGAGATGAGCCAATACATCTGTGCGCAGTCGTCTAAATCATTGGCAAAACCACTTTGCACTGCGTCGTAAGCATCAATCTTCGACTGCATCCCCCTCAGGGTGCTTATGTGTCGCTTGTTGCCAAACATCGGTACAATGGGGAGGCTGCTATAGTTTTCTTCCCCGATGATTTCGGGTTCCAGATTGTTTGCAGTCTCGATTCTCTGTCTGTATGCCCGTTTGGGAGCGGTCTCTTTTAATTCTCCAAATTTACTTTCTGCGCTGTAGGTTGTATAGCCATCTATTTCGTACAGCACAACCTTAAACGGCTTCTGTTCGTCCAGCTGCCAGAATCTTATGCCCGCCATCAACGCCCCTGTGTCCTCGTCCCACATCGGGGCGAACTGCGTAAAGGGAAATTCGTGCACGTGGTCTACATTCCAGAACAAGAAGGACTGACCATGGATTAATGCATTGTATGCCGCCTCTTTGATTCTTCTGTCAAACTGTTTGCCCAGTTTATCCTTGACACTCATGTCATTAAAAAAGACACCGTTTCCCAGACTGTATGAGCAGCGCTGTGTATTTAATTTGTGAAAGAAATTGGAACATATCTGTGCGTTAGATGAGAAATTATCCACCTTTTTTTGACCTAATAGAGTGTAATAAACACGCTGGAACCGCAAGATGGTCTCATTTTCCTGTGCATCGTACTTATCCGCCTTTAGTGCCTCTTTGTATGCTCCTGTACTCTCGTGGAATTTTATAAACTGATTTATAAATTGCCCTTTGTCTTTTGCGGCAACAAAATCTTGATATGATAGATACATTGTTATCACCCTAAAATTGATTTGTATTGTATTGTTCGGCTGCGCTTGACGAGTTTTAATGTTTTTACAAGATACCTGATAGCATCCATTGCGTGGTCTGACTGTTTTATAACTGCGTCCCTGCCTTTGTCAGCCGCTGTTGGGTCCCATGCATAGATGCCAAATTCCTCGATTGTGTGCGTGCAAGACGGGTCAAACGATAATTTGTCTTGTGTCAACATTGTTTCAACGTCTGCTATCCCATCGTTAACAGTGTTATCTGCCTTTTTGACCTTATGCCCTCTGCTGCGCAACTCTACGATGAGAGCGGCGGCGGATGGGTCAGCAATCACCAAATCATCTTTCTGCCCGTTTAGCGTGTCCTCTAGTCCTTTTACTAGCTCGCTGACCGGTTTCATTCGGTTGTTTTCTCTACCTGAGTAGTAGTACTCTTTTATGCAGTGCCAGTTGCCAGTATCTACTCGTTTCTGCCAGACTAGGAAGACGGTAGCGTTCTGCATACCAAAGTCGGAGCTAACAATTATCTCTCCGCTAGTCTTTGCTTTACAGACATGTCTTTCCTCAGAAAACATATCGTACACAAGCCCTTCGGCTACTGCCCAGTTGCCTAGTATGTATCGTTGATACCTGTGTGTCCCTGAGTACTCTTTTATCAGTTCGTCTACTACCGCCGGAGGCAGGCAGCCATCATGTATGTTGTACGCCTGCTGGAATATATCTGCATCGGAATCCAGAAAGCCCTTAAACCAGTGCTTTGGTCCCGCCGGGTTGCACGTCCCATCGAAATGACTGTGTGACGTTCTGAGACGAGATTTCAACATCTCGAAAACTTCTTGGTTCCAGGTCGTCACCTCATCGCCGTAAGCATACTCAATCGTCGCTCCCTGTATTCTTGCAACGTGCTTCTTATTGTCGGCACCTAATGCATATACTTTTTTGCCAAATAGCTGTACTGTATTGTCACTGCGTATTTCGCCAACTAACTCTTCGCCCCATATCTCTCGCATAGGGTCAAGTATGTTACGTTGCAGTGTGCCTCTGGTGTTTCCCAGCATCACAGCCCGCCCTAATCCTTTTAGGTGTGTCAGACGTTGAGGAATTACGACTGCGTAGTCAACAAAAGATTTCCCGGAGCCTGTCGCCCCGGTCTTTACGTTCCAACGATGGTTGCAACCTTGCAGGTATTCTGCCTGCTTGCTAGTCAATGACACTATTGACACCCCCAAGAATCTCAATAGCTTTCGCCAGTGCTTTGTCGCTTGCACTCTCTGACTGCGGCTTATCACGCCATTGTTCTGGTTTTCTGTTCTTTAGCCAAAATATCTGCGCTGTTGTATCTGGCGCAACGTGCTTCTTTGTTACTTTTCGCTCCGTCATTACTCCGCCTTCGTACTTTTCACTCGTCTCCTCGTAGCTGTACCCTAACGCCCGTTGTAACAGGCTTTTTTCCACCTGCCTGTCCACAACATCCTTTCCCTTTTTTAAGGTATCGGCTAAAATTGGAAATTTTTTCTTCCATGTATACAAGGTATCTGGGTTAATACCGATGTTTGCCGCAATCTCTTTGTCTGTGCATCCATCTCGTGCCCATCCCTCTAGTTTGAGCAACCCTTCTTGGGTCAGCCACTCCTGGTATTTACTTATCCCATTTTGGGGGTCACCTCCTAAATACAACCATAACCCCGTAATGGATTGTTTACGGGGTTATATGAAAGGAAATAAAATATGAAAAAAATCGTTTACACCAGTTGCATAGCGCAACTAGATACAAGTATAAGGAATTGCACCTTAACAGCCGCCGGGGTAAGACTAATAAGCGGCTGGTCTCTAAACACTTGTAGACCCGCAACCTGTATGGGACACAAGGCACCGTGGGATAGGCGTCTTATGTACTCTCTTTTACGCGGGTGAGAGTTTACACTTTTACCACAAAAAGATAGAGAAAGTTATGTTTCACAAAAAGTTACCAGTACTCGTCCGTACAAGTGTATTGTACGACATCTTTTAAGCCATGTTAGACAAACATAAAAAAGAGAGGGAGATAATTCCCTCTCTCTAATATCCTGCATATTTCCCAGCCAAATTGGCAAAAGCACTAAGCCATCTGCGTATAGTCATTTCTGCATATCCGAGCTTATCCGCCGCCCCTGCTATCGTGTATCTATCCTCAAAATACACCAGCTGTACAGCTTTCATTCTGTCCTCGCCATTGTCCATGCTCTCGGTCTGTTTTATCGCCTTGTTAATAGCGTACATCCATAGAGCTGACTGAGCTGTGTTTTCTGCAATCAGTTTGTCTGGGTATTTTTTTACCTGCTTTACTGCGTGTCCGTACCAATCGTGTTTAGGATTGCTCATTTCTATGTTTCACCTCCTGCCTTAATAATCCTTATAAATCCTTTCCCCGTTGCGTCCTTTGTACAGTTTTTTCAGTGCTCGTCCTAAGCCTTCGTTTAATCTATCGTCCACCTCATGCTCCGCCGAAATATTGCCATTCATCATCATATCAATCCATTCGGTAGATGTTTCAATCAATGCAAGTATTTCTTTTTCTGAAAAATAAATGTTCCTTCCCATATTCTCGCCTCACTTGTTAAGTATGTAAAATGCAAATCCTGTATAAATCAATATCGCTATAAATGCTACTGTTTCTGTTATGCTCATCTGTATTCCTCCTGTTTAAAAATATGTGAGCGTATCCGCGGCGTTGTTTGCCATCAACTCGACTCGTTTTAAATATCTTAACTGTTGCTGTATGTATGGGTCTGAATTTTTGCCTCCCATTGACCTCCAGTCAGATATTCGCTTATCTACATCCTGCAGAACACAAGGAGGGATAAACTCAAAATCTATATCTTCGATACTAAGCTTTTTCATCTATTCAACTTTCCACTCCACATCGTCTTCCCTCCAATCCAACTTCTGTCCGCACCAAGAACAATATTGAATACTCTGAATCTCCACTTCATTTGGTGTGTACGTTATGCCATGACAAATCGGACACTCACATACATATTCATTGCCTGTGAATCTTTCAATCGGTTTCTTTGGAATCTGCATTTCCAATGCTTTGAGTGCCATCAATATAGCTTTATCATGCTTCTTCGCTGTGGTGGCATTTTTCGGTGGGTCTATGTGTACATCCTTTTTTAAAATGCCAATTGCCTCATCTATTACCATTATTTAATACCTCTTTTCCCTCTCAAATATTTTTAATTCTCCTTTTATATGTGCTCATGCGGTTCAAACGGTTCTGCGTGTTTTTCCGCTTCCTGCTCAATCAATCGGTTATACCGCTCCACAAATTCGTCCTCGTTTATTTCGCCCTGCATAAATTTTTCTGATATGTTCATGTAGGCGTCTGTTTTTGTTGCGCTGCTGTCCATTTACGCCTCCGATCATGTATCAATTTTGCTCCAATCAAATTTACAACCACATTCGCCGCAGTATTTATTCCTGCTTTCTGCATCCGCCATTACTTGCTTTCCACACAAGGGACATTCATAATCAATGTCTCCGTTTAATGTATCTAAGATAATCGGTTTTACTGGTTTGAGCTGCCTTTTTAGTAATTCAATTACTTCTTCGCACTGTTCCTCGTTTTCACAACTGATAGTGATGTCATTGCTATCATCATATTCGCTAAATGTTCCATCTTCATTCTGAATAAGCATAATTCCTCCGGTTTCTAACATCTTTCACTCCCACTTCCTTATTCTTCCGCACACTTTCGTCCACTCCCTCGCAAATCTCTTTTCCGCCAAGTCGCTTGGGAAAAACTTTGTTTTTTTGTTTTTGTTTCCTCTGTTTCTCAGTTCCCTTTCTATGGCTTCTATTTTTCCCTTTGATTTGGGTATTTTACGCAGTTCGCTCATTGTTCCCTTAGTTCCTGCTCTGTGCATTCCACCAGAAATGCAGGTCGGTCAAGGTTTGGTATTTCATATAGTTTTTTCGCTATTTTGTTTTGTATTTTATCAAAGTCTTCGTCTTTCAGCCCGTATGGCATTTTTATTTCTCCTCCTCCTTCATTATTAACTCAACCCATTTTCTCGCTATTTCTTTTTGCGTGTCTTCAACATCGCCCCACGCGTCTGTGTTGCAGGCTAGTATTTCACAAATCAATATAACTTCTGCCATATTTTTACGCAAAATACCCTCTGCTCTTACCACTTGCGCCGGGGTTAAATCAAATCCTATAATTGCTGCGCGCATCGTTGCGGCTTTGGATAATTCATCCGCCTTTTCCGTTAATTTGCTAAACAATGTGCCTATTTCTAAATGTTCTAACAAATAGTCTTTCACTTCACTGTTTTTCATTTCTTCTACTTTCATTTTCTTTCCTTTCCCCTCCGGAATAAATCCGGAGGAATCAATGGCATATAGCTCCACATGGAACCGTTAACGTGTTGCTGTGTAATGTGTATCTATCCTTAACCCCGGAGGGTGTCCAGCTGTTTTATCCATTCAAGCGGCCCTTTGTTGAGCAGTAGGCAGTTTTCACCTACATTTCCCATATCAAAAATACATCCCTCGCAATACTTGTGTTTATTGCAGTACTTTCTGATCGTTTTTGCCGCTTTTCTTGCTTTTGAGTCTTCTATTTTTCCCATTATGCCACCTCCCTGATTGTGATGCCATACCGTTCAAGCATCAACTTTCTCTTGATGATATATTCCGGATTTTTTCTTGTACGTGGGGATTTTACATCCTCGACAATAATCTTGCCTTCTTTGTCTGTGTAACGAAAATCTGCCGTATATGATACGGGGCGTTCTGTAGTGCCATCTTCTCGTTTTTGACTACCTACAAGGATATATTTAGCCTGTCGCTCTAATCCTGTAATTTCTCCCACTTCTTGCATCGCCGCAAGCTCTAAAAAACGATGCATTTCTCTCTTGCTGTCAAACTTCCCATCTTTCGTAAAAATCTTTTTATTTCTAAACTTATTCACAGATAATTCCTCCCAAATGTTTTGATAAATTCTTCCCTGGTTCCGTTGTTCTCTTCCCAGTACTTCTGCGCCAGCTCCTTGAGATACCTGTCTAGCGGTCCGTTGGGGTTGCGATGCACTGCCTCGCCGCCGTTGGTATGATGATTCAAACACAAATAAACTGTAAAACCATACTTTTCGGCTTGTTTTCTGTTGCTACTGCCATATAAGACATGATGCCTATGTAAATTTTGTGTTGTTTTGCAGAAAAAACACTCTTTTTTTGTTTGTAGTACGCTATTCATCGCCAGAATCCTCGCTTACGAAATGATATTCCATTAAATCAGCAATCATCAGGTATTCTTTTGCGATTTTCCCGCTTCGTGTTTCTTTTACCTGTTTTCTAAATTCTTCTAAATCCCCATGGAAGCATCCGCAATTAACCATTATTTTTTCATTTTTGCCCCTATAAAAAGTTGTGCAGCGGAATTTTATTCCAAAGCCCTGTACTAATGCATAATCTGCATTGTCGTACACCCTTGCATCGCCAGACACCCATGCATTGCCGGAAATCAATGCATCGCCAGACACCCATGCATTGCCGGAAATCAATGCATCGCCAGACACCCTTGCATTGCCGAACACCTTTGCGTTTCCGAAAACCTTTGCGTTTCCGGACACCTTTGCGTTTCCGGACACCTTTGCGTTTCCGAAAACCTCTGCATCGCCAGACACCCATGCATTGTCGTCTTGCGATACATTTCCCTCTTTCTCTACGTATCCGCCAAGCTCTCCGGCTTTCACGTCTCCAAAATCAATTAATGCCTTAATTCTAAATAATTTTTTCCCAGCTTCGTTTGTAATAGACTTTGTTGTTAATTCAAATTTTTTCATTTCTCTTCTTCCTTCTTGGGTTCCATTTTCCTAGTATTTGTTCCAATTCTCTTGGTGTTAGCGTTTCGATTCCTAAGTCTTCTGCTTCCTGTATCGTGCCTTTGATTAGCTCACTCATTTCCCGGCTGTCGTATGTATGTGAGCCTCTCATGAGCCTGTAAAATACTACCTCTTTGCCTTTTTCTAGCCGCCGTCCTATCGCAACTGTGTGAACGTCCTCTTTTTTATACATGATATCGGTCGGAACATTGGTTTTTAAAACTGCTATGTCCCCTTTTATCAGCTCCGGCTGTCCATATCTGCCTATCATCAAATTTTTGGCTTCCGCCTTGCTCGTTCCGACTTTCTCCGCTATTTTGGTGACCAGAACGTGGAAATAAGCGTTTGCCGACAAGCTTCTTTTCTTGCGGAACGGTTTAATTATTACGGACAGCTTTTCCAGCTTTTTCAGTTCATCCACGCCCTTTATAAACCGCTCCGCCTCGTTGATTTCCAGGGTAACTGTTATCTTTTTGCTAAAATAATCCACTGCTAAGTTTTTTATTTTTCCAGTTAAATCCATGCTATTCCAATCCCAGTACTTTCAAGGTTTCAACGTACTGTCCGCGTGTAATCTCGTAAAACGATTTCAGCCCCATGTTGTTTCCCCATTCTGTGATTTCCTGTTCTGTCATACCTTTCTTTCGCATCAAACTGCATAAATTTCTTGCTTCTTTTTCTGACACGGTCTCATTGCTTTTGTATTCGTCCGTATCCGCATCTTTGCTGTCGTCCAGGAGAAATAAGCTGTTTAACGCGTATTTCCTCGCGTAGCTTGACGTTGCTCCTGTGATTTGCGAGGAATCCACTCCCTTCCTGGTTTCTTCTTCCCTGGCATATGCGCTGCATACAATATTTTTTTCGTCCTCTATGTCAGTTAATTTTGCTGTTGCCTTTATGTAAAACCTATTGCCCATCATGATTATTTCGTCATGCACAGTTAGTATTAATCCCTGTTCGTCCAATAACGGCTTTACTGCCTCGTAAATATCCTCTAAGCTTCTGTACCAGAATTTTCCGAATTTATTCCATCGAGACTTAGGCACTTTAAGCTGATGCTGAATTTTCTGCAACTTTTTGTGAATTTCTCCCATCTTTCTTACCTCACGATCACACTTCTCGAGGTCTCAAGATGTGCCCCTGTGACCTCTTTCCCGGCTTTAATCGCCTTTTTAATCGCTGTCTTGTCCGCCTGTGGCTCTGGAATCCTGATGTATTCCTCTGTCAGACTGCCTAAGTCGTCAATGGTTACAGACTCGCTGTTTCTGTATGACACGCTGACTCTTGCCGTCTTGAGCTTTTCACCGTCAAGAGCATGGGACAGATAGTCCTTGCACCTCTGTGCGGCGTTCTCGCAACTTCTACGGCGTTTCGCAAGCTTTTCTTCCTCCTCTTTGATCGCCTTTGCTTCTGCAGCATAATTCTTTACCGCCAGCGCGATTCCCTCCACCTTTTTGTCTCTCTCGATGTTGAGAGCCTCAAGTTTTTCGAGGTCAATAATTTCTCCTGTTTCTTCGTCTACGCAATCCATGATTGCACTGTCAATCTCGTATAGTGTCATTGCTCTAATTCCTCCTCGTATCTCTCATATTCGTTGTAACTTTCCGCACCTCGTTTGATTGCTTTGTGTGCTGTTCTGCACTCATATTCCGCCTCAAGATGCTGTGCCTTTAAATACTCTCTAGCCGGGTCAAATCCTCGTTCCATTTCCTGTCCCCCATGCCTCTTTAATAGCCTTGCTCAGTTCGTTGTAGCCTCTGGCGTATGCCTCTATCTTTTTCATGTCGTCACTTCTTTCAACGCCCAGTCTAAACAGTTCAAGCATCCCTTGTGCTACCTCTTTGTCTTTGACAGCAATCATGACTTCTGCCAGGATTACTCCTTTCCCTGTTACTTCGTCGTCGTATTCCTTCGCTGGAAATCCAACCGCATTAATCATTGTGTTATTCATAGCCTAACCTCTCTTTCTTCTCTGCTATCCAATCTCCCAATGCTCCCTCGCACTGTTCCGGGGTATAATTTTTATTATCCTGTTCTAATCGCCCAACTATTTCTCCCAGTGTGGGTAGTTCTGGTACTGTTTCTTTCTGCTCTATCGCCCCCGCCGCTCTTATCATCTCTTGGAGCTTCGGCGGGTACTTATCTATTTCTTTCTGCGCTTCTAACGCCGCTCTGTAGCTTCTGAGGAAGTTTGACTGTATAACCGTCTGAAAGTCCGCTGAATCTACTACCGCCCAGTCATGGAGCGTCTGTGGCGTTCCTACTGCCTTTTGCAACGTAGTGGGCAGTTTGTCAAACTCCTCTCTGTAACCGTAAATTCCATTACTGCACGCCTTTGTAACTGTTGCCCACGCTTCCTGCTCGCTCAGGTAGCTGCTTTCTGCCTTGAGTTTACTGGCACACTCTAAAATATCTGCCGGTGTTGGCGGAAACTTGCCGGTCGTCATGTACATCTGCGCTGCCACGCTTATTGTCTGGTAGTCGTTATTTTTGCCTACCAAGCGGTACCACATGTCTAGCGCCTGTTCGTTGGGAACAAATCCCGGAGCCGTGTAAACGGTTTTTAGTGCAGCCACGATTTTAGAAAACTCCGAAATCGTCATACATTCCGCCTCCCTCCTGTTCTTTTTGTGCCGCCCAGTGCTGTATATCTCCGTACAATCGGTCGTTAATGTTCTTTGTGCTGTCATTAGCTGTTTTCAGCTCAAAGAATCCTAACCACTCCTTGTCCAACGACTGGTCAATGATTTTTTTCATCGTTCCCAAATCTCCGCCAGACAACTCATGTAATTTTTTGAGCAAAGCTTTCAAGGCTCTGTCTGTTCTTACTGGCTTTCTGATTTTCTTACGCATAGCAAGGAACTCCAAAAACTTACAGTTAAGTTCTTCGTCCTCGAAATACTGTTCCGGTTCTTTCTTTGCGCGCGCACTCTCTTTTATTCCTTTAGTACTTGATTCCTTAAGTATTTTATTATTTAAGTATTTTATTCCTTTAGTATTTAATTGCGTTGGATTTTCCTGTATAGGTTTTTCCTGTATTGGTTTTTCCAATATAGGCTTTTCCTCTTTAGGTTCTTCCAATACAGGTTTTTCCTGTGTTGGTTTTTCGTAAATGTCGTAAACTGTACCGCTTACCTGTCCTTTTTCGTTTCTCTCACGAGTCACTTTCAGGTATCCGAACGCTTTTAACTCTTCTAATGCGGCTCTTACGCCGTCTACGCCGTCTTTATTCAAATTTGCCAGTCCTTTAACTGTAAAGTCCCAGTCTTCCGGTAAACTAAGCATAAGACTCAGTAGACCTTTTGCTTTTAAAGACATATCCTTTTCTCTAAAATGATAATTCGACATAACGGTGTAGTCTGTCGTTTTATTTATTCTCATTACTGCCATGTCTACCTCCTATCTTGACAAATTGCCAAGTCTTTTGTATGATTTACTTGTATGATTTATCGTAAGAGCTTAATGGTAGGGCTCTTCCTTTTTTACCTCATGCTCTACACCGTCTTTATCAGTGTAGAATACTTTGTCATACTCTACACCTTGTTGTCGTCCTAAGAGGGTGTAGAGTAGTCTAGCAACATACTCTGGTCTCGGAGGTTCATTCATTTTTTTTACTCCTCTCTTTTCGTAAGTTCCTGACATTGCAAGAATTTATTAATAAAATATTGCTGTCCTTTACCCGTGACTTTAGTTGTCTTGGTGATGATATTTTCACCCGCTCCGTTAATGTAGGAGCCTTCCTTGATTTCAAACAATCCAAGCTCCATACCTTTCTGGGCTGGCATGTTTCTGCTTGACCCACGTTTGAGTAGAAAGCCATTTTCACGCATCCAAGAAAACAATCTTCGTTGTCCGATTTCGATGCCATTCTGTTTTAACAGCTTCGCAAGCTCACCAATCAAAATTGAGGTCTGACTTGCTGAAACGGCATCTGCAAACACTTCTTTCGGTCGCATACGCTCAACACTTTCAAGTAAAACTGCATTATCAGCTTTTAAAGATTCAATGGTTTTATCAGCCATCTTCAAAGCTCTAGCAAAAACCTGTTCTGGCGTGTTCCATGCTTTTTCAAGGTCGAGAAAATATTGTCTGTACAATCTGCCTTTTTCCGAACGCTGAATCATGCAAATCTGTTTTGCCATGTCTGTCGAAATTTGATAATCAACCATGTTCTGGGCTCCGCCAAGGGTGGGACATTTTTGGTACACCCTTTTCCAATCTACATTTTCTGTAAATCCATACTCAGTCATACGAGGAAACCACTTCCTAAAATCAGTGTTTATCTCCAAACCCTCATGCAAATCCCTTGCGGAGACAGTTGGTTGCTCCGAATCGTAGTTGACAGGAATTAAAATCTCCATCTAGTCACCTTCTTTCTGTTCTTCACGTTCCTGCTTCTTATTACTTGCCATTGCTTCACCCATGCCAAGCAAGTAGCCTTTATTAAATTCAGACATATTAGGAATAGCTTTTGTTATAGCTTCAAGAATCTGTTTTTCTTTTTCTGACATTTTTCAACACCTCTCTTTCTCGACCTGCCATCATCAGTACCGGGAGGTCGTCTCCGGTAGACGGTCATTCCTGACCGTTTCGGCTATTTATTTTCTAAAATAATTTCAAGCACATTTTTTTCTGTCACTCTCATATCAGTAACTCTTTTGCCTAATAGTTCATCCGTTCCACAACCCAAAAAGTAATCCGCACGGTGCTCTGTTTTGAACTTCATACCAAACATTGTTACTGTTGTTCTAATCGATGCATTATTGTTGATTACCATTAAAATATCGTAGAATTTCATTTTGTTTTCCCTCCTGTTTGGTTGTCTTGTGTTTTGTTGTCTATGTGACTATTATACGTCATTCATACAACAATGTCAACACCTTTTTTGTTGTTTTTATGACTTTTTGTTGTTTATGTGACTTTTTTATATTGATTTTTGCTTTTTAATGGTGTATAATGTTAGTAAGAAAAGAGGTGATTGGAAATTGAATGAAAGATTGAAGAAATTAAGAAGAACTTTAGACTTAACTCAACAAGCGTTTTCTGACAAATTAGGAGTAAAACGTAATACAGTTGGGCAATGGGAAATCGGGCGTAACGAGCCTAGTGACGCAATTATTTTTTCTATTTGTCGGGAGTTCAACGTCAATGAAGATTGGATACGGACTGGAAACGGTGAAATGTTCATCGAATTAACAAGAGATGAACAGATAGAAAACTTTGTCGGTGATGTACTGAAAAGTGAGGAAGATTCTTTTAAAAAGAAATTTATTTCGATGCTTTCGGCGTTGGATGAATCTGACTGGGAAGTTCTTCAAAAGATGGTGGAGCTAATGCAGGAAAACAAAAAGGGCTGATTATTTCAGCCCCAGTAAAGCCTTGATGTGTACGTAGATGAGCCGTAAACAACGCTCATCTGCCATATCAAGCATTTTAATAATTTCTTTCTTGTAATCCATGCAACCCCTCCTGTTATCAAATCTTTACTGCATTATATGATGCACGTATCTCATTTATTCATTTTGGACATTATTTTCAACAAATCCCTTGATATTTTATTCAATATCCTGTATAATTTTATCCAAATTATTAATATATTAATAATAAAAAGGAGAAGAAACTATGAGCAAGGAAAAAACTAAAGTTTGTAAGTACTGCAAAGAGAAAATTGACGCAAAAGCTAAAGTGTGTCCTCATTGTCAGAAGAAACAGGGCGGCAAGTTGAAATGGGTGATTATCATTATCATCGTTCTGGCTGTTTTAGGCATGGCAATGGGTGGTGGTGACGATGACAGTTCTTCCACTGATTCTTCAAAGAGTGCCACCGCAACAACAGCGGCTAAGAAAGAAACTGCTAAAAAGGAAGAAGCAAAAGAGAAAGACAGCGTAAAGGTTGGCGAATCTTTTGAGAATGACGGTTTAAAAGTAACTGCTAAAAAGGCTGAATTTGGATATGATGGTGGAGAGTACTTTACTCCAAAAGATGGATGTGAATATGTAGCTGTAGACTTTACTTGTGAAAATATTGCAGAAAAAGGTGACAAATATGTATCTGTATCTGATTGCAATTGCTATGCAGATGATACAGCTTGCGAACAGCAATACATAGGAGACAGTGATTTTGTTAACACTAATTTATCTCCAGGAAAGAACGTGAGCTTTACGACATATTACGAAGTACCAAAAGATGCAAAGAAAGTTATTTTAGAATATAGAGCTTCATTCTGGACAGATAAGAAAGTAACTATTAATTTAAAATAGTTAGTCCACTAATAGGATGACTAGCAAGAAGGAAGAATCAATTCTTCCTTCTTTTCTTTTTTCCTCAAAATAATAAAAAGCACCTGTCGAAACAAGTGCTTTCGTTTTGAATTAATATACCAGTGTCAATTCCCTTTCGTCATTGTGTAAAAAGTCATCCGCCTCTTTCAGATTGTCAAATGTTTTTACAACGTTCCACTCTTCGTCCTCGACACTAATTTTCATTTCTGTAATTTCTTCGGTGTCGCCAGACTCCACGATCTCGCCGTCTTCGTCATAGATTTCTAGCAAGATACAGTATTCGGTAACCAGGTAACAGTCATCACAAGCCGTAATGTCTGTCTTATATTTCGCTAAGACTTCTTTTGCTTCATCTAGTGTGTCGCAAGATTTTATTAATTCTTCAGAAACGCCATCGCAAAAAAATGTACACCCCTGCACTATTTCCGAAATATCTCTTTCTTTAATCTCTCGTGTGGCTTTGTATACGTTATACTTTTTCATACTTCCTTCTTTCTCCGGCGGATTCCGCCGCCGAGCGGTAATAATATTTACATCTCCTTACAGTGGCAGGTTACCCAGCAATTTTGTTGTCCGCAAGGTAATTTGTCATGCGGAAAATCGCCTCTGTTTTCCGGGCAATTTTCACAGTTATATTCATTTTTGTAATTGTACATAAATTCTATGTATTCTTCTCTCTCTTTCCGTGTCATGTTTGTCATGTTTCCTTCTTTCTCCGGCGGATTCCGCCGCCGGGCGTGTGGCTATCTATGCGATTTAGTTATATTATATACGATAATGTCTATTATGTCAAGAAAAAAATACACGAAAATATATTATTTCTTCTTGATATTTCTTTCAGAATAATGTACTATATATTTATAACGATTAAAGGAGGCTTCAAAATGGAAACACGATCAAGAAAAAGAAGTAACATATATAAAGGTAGTATCTCATATAATAATTTATGGGACACGCTAGAACGCAGAGGATTAAAGCGCTCTAACCTATTAGATAAGGAAAGTTTTAATCTTTCCCCGGCGCTGGTCAACAAGTTGCGGCACGACAGAAACGTGAATATAGATACAATTATGTATTTGTGTGAGAAATTGGACTGTCAGGTGTGCGACATCGTGGAATATAAAAAATAATACATTTTCGTGTATTTTTCTCTTGACATAATAGTCATTATCGTGTACAATAAGATTAAATCAAGAGAGGAGATACAAAGAAATGAAAGAATGGAAATTTAAAAAGCAGGACCTTGATTGCACATTAACAATTAATGATGAGGCTGTAATCAAATTGAAAATTAATGATGGTGCATCCTGTGACATGGAAAAATTGGAGCAGGGAGCAGTTCATTTTTTCGGAAATCATCACTTAATTATAAACGGAGAAGAAAAAGTAATTAGAGGCTTGATTTTAGATAATTACGATGAAATCAAGACATATTACGACGATGTGAAGAATAAAATTGATTCCCAATATCGTAAGAAAAAAGAAAAAATGCTTGAGGGTGTCCAATGGAATATCAAGGAATATTCCGAGAGAGATGAGGGAGGAAAAACAAAATCTTACAAGCACACTCTGGTTGTTAACGGCGAAATATTCGTTTTTAAGGAAAGAAATCTTTTTGATGTTGGCCGCGTTATCAACCCAGCGTACAAAATCTCAAATGGATTTTCCGAAGGCGGAATACCAAGTTGCAAAGATGGAAAATGGATTTGGTTGGGTCTTGATGATGGATGGAAAGAAGTCAGAGAAATGACCGAAAATGAAACAAAGGCTTTTGAAATTGTAAGAAAGTATGGAAAATATGCCAAATTAGAAACAGAAAAAAGAGCCTGAAAACAGACTCCCTTTCCGTTAACTTAATAGTTAATAAAATAGTTTCTACTCACACGCATATACAATATGCGGACAACTATATTATAGCAAAATATTATCACAAAGTCAAATAAATACCCGCCCCGGAGGTACGAAGGAAGGAAGGGAAATAAATGAAAAGAGCCGCTTTATACGTGCGAGTAAGCACGCAAGAGCAGAAAAACAGCGGATTGTCCGTTGATTCACAGATAGATGCACTTGAAAAATATTGCGAGGAGCAGGGTTATACGGTTGCCGGTATTTATAACGATGCCGGCATATCTGCACGTAAAAAATACACAAAACGCCCTGCTCTTTTGCAGTTACTTGAGGATTGCAAGCAATGTAAGATTGACATAATACTCTTCACACGCCTTGACAGGTGGTTTAGAGCCGTTGCAGGGTATTATGAGGTACAAAGTGTCCTTGACGCGTGTAAAGTGCCTTGGAGAGCTATCTGGGAGGATTATGAGACAGAAACAAGTCAGGGAATATTTAAAGTAAATATTATGCTGTCCGTAGCGCAGGCAGAGGCAGACAGAGACAGCGAAAAAATACGGTCTGTTATGGAATTTAAACGGAACAACAAGGAATATATTGGCGGAAAAGTGCCGGTAGGTTATCGCATAGAAGGGAAAAAGATTGTAAAAGATGAAAAGACGCGAGGAATAATTGAGGATATGTTTGAGCATTATTTCCAGACTTTCTCGAAAGCAGGAACCGCAGACTATATTTTAAGTAAATACCCTGGTTTTGTAAGAACCAGAACGAGGTTGGTTAAGATTATGTCTAGCCCAGCTTATCGCGGTGAAATGTATGGAGTAAAAAACTACTGTGAGCCGTACATCACAGAGGAGCAAGCACAAAAAATTAGCGAGGTATCCAGTCAAAAAACTTGGACGGATTGCAAGAGGCGTATTTATATTTTTTCTGGCCTGATGAAATGCCCGCTTTGCGGCTGCAGGCTTTCCGGGTGTGCAATAGGCAAAAAAGGAAAAAAGTACAAAGTATATCACTGCCCCCACTCTGTCGCACAAAAGCACAAGACCTACACGCGATCAGAAAAAAAATTAGAAACATATATGCTCGATCACATCGAAGAAAAAATACAGTTAGATGTATTAAGGGCAGAAGGTCGTGTGAAGGCGGCTGGAAATGATGTGGGAAATAGAAAGAAAAAATTATCCAGCGAGCTGGGAAGGCTCAATAAAATGTTTGAGAAGGGAAGGATAACAGAGGAATACTATGACGAAAGATATGAGGCTATATCGAAAGAATTAAAAGAGCTATCCCAGAATGTAACGGAAGAACTTGAAAACAAGAAAAAAATACAAAGTAGATTTCCTGACGGTTGGAAAGATATGTATATGCAGTTAGACGAGCAAGGAAAGCAGGTGTTTTGGAAAAGTATTATAAAAGAGATAAAAATATCCCCCAACGAATTTGTGGAGGATATTATATTTTTTTAGTTTTTGTTATGCAGTAACTAGCCGTAACCACCAGGT